CATCCTACCTGTGTCCTTGTCCCTCAGTAATAACGATAGGATTTGCATACCATTGTTACTACAATCTTGACGGACAGGTAGGTAAGATACATAGCCGTACCCTTCCTCGGTAAACTTCTTGTACTCTAAACAGAAGCGTAAGAAACAGAACGGATCACTAGCTTCGGTCCACCAGTCAGTACCGTGTGGATCATTCGCTGCTTCCAATATAAACTTCTGTCGTTTACCTATCCATTCGATACGTTCATCGCGTGTACCTTTTACTCCCCACATGTTCGCACCGTGGACTAATATCGACATAAGGTCATCTTCATCTACTACTTGTTCACCTCTGCTGAAGTCTAACAAACTCTTAGCTAAGTCACTGCCTTGTGGATGTAAGTAGTAAGGCAAAGCATACACTCTACCTCGGTAGTCACAACGATATGGAAAGTAGAACTTGTCCCACTCACTATATACTTTGCCTAGGTGTAAGATACGACAGGTTTGATACCTCTTACTACTATTAGATTCGTTCGCTGTTCTGATGTCCTTTTGCTTTAACTTCCAAGCTCTGAACTCATGCGGACAATCACCAGTATATCTAGGTTGCTCGTCTATCTCACCAAAGTTTGGTATGTTTCCGATGACTCGTTTGTTTTCCCAACACTTCAAAGTTATAGCTAATACATCTTTGTTAATTTGCCAAGCTGTCTTCTGTAACTTGTTAAGAGCAGACATAGCGTGTTGGTAAGAACTCTCGTAAGGTTTGAAATTAGCTACAGGTTTACCCGTGAATAGCTTTTGTGGTGGCATCTGTTTAACGCTGTATCCTCCACCTACTAAACCGTACCAATCAACTGGTTCTTCTGGTAGTGCCATCTTAAAGACACGTGTCGTCTCCTTCCAACTATCAAAACGACTCACCCAATCCGTAAATTCGTTAGTCGCACGGACAATACGCTCGGCTTTGTGTCCCTTTTGTCGGCCTGTAGCAAAGCCCATGACCCATAAGCCTGTCTCTATTCTTATTTCCTCTAACAACCAAGCACCTAACCCCGCCTTGCACTTGCTATCCCACAGCGTGAATCGTTCTTCTTCGTAGTCGTAGAACTGTTTCAGTTTCATCGCTTTAGAGCGGTCATCCATCGCCAGTAGGTCAAGCTTACTAGGGTGCATAGTATCTAATGCCTTGTCCCATCGTGCTTGGTTCTCGAAAGCCTTACCTATCTTATACGCCATCCTACCAACAGGTAAATTAAACTGTAAGTTATCTAGAAAAGTTTGAAGAGCTAGACTAGCTATCTGATACGGACACATATCCAACACGAAGGTAAGAAACAATGGAGTCGTATGCTCTGTACTACCACCAAAGGTATCTATAAAGTCCTCCACTTTCTTTCCTAACTTAGGAGCTTGGACACGTAACATACGCTTAGATGCCTCGGTCTTACTGGACTCACCATCCATCCGTAGCTTTGCTTGTCGGTTACGATATTGTGCCCGTCCCCACTCACGCATACGCCAAGCCTTACCCTTTGTTTTCTTCTCTTCGGTCATCAGTATTCCTGTCCTTCTTGTTGTTTATTAAACCATGTACGAGGTAACTTACGAGGAATTTTAGTACGATGTGCGATAAGTTTACCGTCCTCATCTCGTACATACTTACCCTTCTTATCCGTCTCGAAGCTAGTGATCTGCGTGTTACCCCAAAAGTGATACCATCCATCCGCTATAGCTCGATGATCGATACCGCTCCAGTCAAACGGACAGTCAGTTATCTCTTCATTTATGTCGAAGCTCATGTCTCAGTATGTCGTTCTCCGCCTCCCAAAACTGCCCGTCTACTACGAATGGTTGCTTGTTCTCTTGGGTCATCGATTCGGTTGGCGAACAGGTAGTCTTGAACTTCGTCCTCATCCAAGCCTTCAATCGCTTCCAAATGATATTCTCTTTCTCTTTCTTCTTCATCGTATAAGTCGTATGGGTTGTTGCTGTTTAACCAGTTGTCGTAGTTGTTCATCTTATTATATTTAATCTCTTCAGGTATGTCCCAAGATCGGTTAGTAGTAAATAAGCCTGTATTAATCACGGTACATCCAAGCTGTAAAGATTATTATTATTAAGATGATGGATAGGAATGTAAGACTTGTCATAATTATGTATTCTCCTTCGGTCATAGGTTTAATAGTCGGTTGACTTGATAACTTTGCAGATGTTGCATGAATAACAATTATCTAAAATAGTTTGATTGTCGTATGCTTCTTGTGCTTCTGCTAGTGTTTCGTAAGTAATGTAAGTATCTTGTATGTTACCTTTTATATCTTTGAACATATAAGCTAGTATGTAAGTTGTAGTAGTAGTATTCATTATCTTATTGGTTATTCAATTGGTTCTTTATATCGTCTCCGATCGGTTCGTAATTGCCGAGTGATTCTATCTGTCGTTTAAGTTGCTCGTCTTGTAGCTCAACCAGTCTTTCACGGACTCGTAAATTATCGGTTAGCTTGTACTTTAAGCCGGTGTAGTGAGTGATGAGAGCTTGTAACGATTCGTCATCTAAGCTAGGTAAGTTTTCGGGGTCAGTTGTCATTTATAAGTTATTTAGTAGTAGTTTTATCGGTTAAGCATTCGGGGCACGCATCTTGAGACTCAAGCTTAGGGTTTGTCAATCCACAATCTTTACAAGTCTGTACACTTAGCTTTTTAATTTCCTTTAAGGTTTGCTTAGCTTGTTCTATGAAGTCGCCCTTGCTACTAGCCGTTCCTTGGAACTGCGGGTACTGACGGCAAGCCCATAGAATACTTGGGACGGTGTTGTATCGCTCGGACTCGACTCGATAGAAGAAAGCGATTTGATTACCGTTGTGATCGGTTAGGTAGTAGGTTACTGACATTGCTCTACACTTTCCAGTTTAGCATTATCTTTCCACGCTCCGCTTATTTCTTCGTCTTCATCCAACGCATTCCAAGCCATTTCTTCAGCCTGTTCAGCACTTTCAGCGGTAATTGTAAATGTTCGGTAAGTAGTGGCACTTATTTCAACCTCAAACTCTTTCATAGCCGTTCCTTTCAAGTTCAAGTTCGTCGCCTTTAGTATAGAAGTGCGTGGAGGTTTTAACTCCGCCGTGAAATAGGCAAATAAAGCCGTTTTCTGTTATTCTGTATTGTTTTTTCATTGTGATACACAAGATGCGTTGTAAGTCATTTTTACAACTTTTGATTAATAAGTAAGGTCAGGTAAGGTTTATGCGTTGTTTGAATAGCTCACAGTTGCATAGCAAGCCGGATATTCAATTTCTTTTATAATGTCGATTTCTTCCTGAGCTATTCTGTATTCTGATTTAGCTTCAAAATACTCATCCAAGGAATACTTAAATCTGCCCTCGCTCGTGTTTTCCGCATCCCATATTAATTTCCAAGCTTTATCTTGAATAGCTTCTAATTCTTTAATTCTGATTTGATAGTTCATTTTAATAGATAGGTCATTGGATTAATTATGAAAAAATGATGCTTAGTACCACCAGTAGCCAACCCCCCAAATATAACAAAGGGAATGAGTTAGCTATGATGGCATCTAGTTTGGATTGTTTGGTGTTGTTCATAGTCTTACCTTTCGTTTTCCATAAATTGCTCATAGGAGTGATATCCAGTTAGGGCGTACAATATGTCTTCCATAGTTTCTAAGGTGTAACCGTTTAAGCGAGTTACAAGTTGCAAGGATTGCACAGTTGCTAGTTCATCGTTGACGATTAAATCCCAGAGTTTTTCAATTTGTTGATTCATTTTGTATAGGTATTTTGGTGTTTATTGATTTAATACTTAGTGGAAAATAAGCCGGAATTGACATCACAGCCGATTGAATAGATTGATTCGTTATCAAAACCGCGTGCAATTAGTAATGCGATATGTTTTTTTGTAAGCGGTGATGATGTGAAGCCGTATTTAGCAAACATAGATAAGATAGTATTGATAGTGTTATTCATTATATTAGGTATTTTGGTGTTTGGTTAATTTAAAGTAGACTTCCCACAGTGCCAAGCTTCCAAACAATTGCAAATAAAAAGTGCAATACCGATACCTAAGCGGTCTAGAGCTTGTTTGATGAAGTCTTTTTGATCGTTAAGTATTGTTGTAAGTTGTTGATGTTGTAAGACTTGGCGAGATTGATTTAGTGAGATAGTGATACCTAAGCGGATTTGAGTAGGTAGTAATGGAAAATAGTGATGATCGTTTGTGAGCGTTATTGATCGTTTTAAGTAGTTAGATGATCGTTTGTGATCGTTTAGCGAACCAAGAAAAGGTAAAACACATAAAGGACTAAATACATATTTAAACTAACAACGAAACAACTAACAAGCCATTCATACTTACACTAAATAAACTAAGTACATAGATATTAGACGGCTTGCTATGGTAATTATATAATAAAACAGTACGATTAACGCCATACTTAAACTAACAAGCTTGCTTTACTCGTGTAATTAGGTCGCACTATATGCATTATGTCCAATAGAATAACAATAGTTCAACTTTATTGTACGATAGAATACCCCCTCCCCTATAAGAATCTTGCGGGTACACGCGGGGGTAATTAACGCGGGCGTATATAGCGTAAGCCCCTCAGATTTTTTCGATCAAACCTTTCGACAGGTGTGTGTCGTTTGTGCTACGTTATACGTATATGTTAATGGCAACCTTTACTGAATGTGATCCTATACCTATAGCGGAACCTCCTCCGTCTTTTCCGATGTACGCCTGGGAGTCAGTCTTCTGGATTTAGAACATCGGCGATAGGTCGTCTGGATCGTCTTCTACTATATCGTCCCCTGTAAAGATAACATCATCTGTTTCAGTCAGTACAGACAGTTTAGCGAAGTCAAGGCTACCCGCTATCGTGTAATCGTTAAGATCGTATTCACTTTTGAACCTATGTATAAGTTTGAATAGCTCGTATTGAAAAGTGTCTGTCTGTTCGTTTATATCCATAACGACTGTACTATAACAAAAGTTGAGAAGATGTACTAGGTTATAAGTATTATACTTTTTTTACTTAGTGATTTAACTTTAAGGGTTGACAATTTTCCTTCGGCTTGAGATCGTTATAATTAGTCCTACGTAAGTAAAGGAGTAAGTACATCGTTTCGTTAGAGGTTTCATAAGCTATAGCTATATCTATAAGGTACATTAGCTCGTCCTCTTTAAGCGTAATAAGTAAAGCGTAAGTAAAGCGTCAGTACAGTGTTAACGGTAAAGCTACTATAGCTACTTGGTTCTTTCAATCGTTACCTCTTACAGCTTTATACGTTTTAAGTATTGAAGGTTTCGTTATAACGTACGTTTTTAAGGATAGGTGTGTCTACAACAGTAGAGCTTGAAATATTAAAGTCTAACTTTAGATTTTCAATGTATAGCGAAGCGACTTACATCCAAAGGTTAGCTACAGCTTTGTTATTATTAGTCTTATGGAAGCTATCAGTAAACGTTTGAAGTTCTTTATGTAGTAGTTCTTGTTTACGATCTAACATACTTTGATCTACATCATT